TGAATCATAAGTTTATCATTCTCTTGATTCTTATATGCTTTGAGTATGTGTTGCGACACTGCAAGATGTTGTGATTCATCTCTTGCGATTAGAGATATAATCTTTGCACTTCCTTCCATGAGTTTCAACTCACCGAATGCAAATGAACATGCAAATGATACAAAGAATCTAATCCCCTCTAGAATGTTTACACTTATAAGTGCAAGGTATAGTGCCTTATATAAATCGTAATCATCTACTTTAAGACCTAGTAGTCTACGTCTACCTAATTCAATAAACTCATCGTATTTCTTAGTTACTGACTCAGCACGTGCAACAATAGCAGGTTCATCTAAGATAGTGTCAAAGATATCACTTGGGTTACTATAAACATTCTTTATAATATGAGTGTAGGAACGTGAATGTATGGTCTCCATAAAGTCCCATGTAATGATACAAGATTCTAACTCGGGTAATGTCACAAATGGTAGGAATGCAATTGATGGAGCACGTCCTTGTACACTATCCAATAGTGTTTGGTATCTTAGATTGGATGTGAAGATGTGCTTCTGTGCATCATTCAGTGAATTGTAATCACTCCTATCTTTCTGTAGTGATACCTCTTCGGGTCTCCAAAAGAATCCTAGTTGTGTCTGTGTGAGTTTATCAAATATGGGATATTTGAACTCATCAAATCTTTGTGTGTTTAGTGGTTCACCAAAGAATAATTTCTCTTTGGTAAAGTCTATGTTGTTCTTGTTAAATACTGTCATTTTTTCCTTTTCCTTTCCTTCTCTTCTGCTCTCACGTAATCATACCGATTCGACCATAACACTCTTTCTTCGGGTGATGCATTGTGCCATGCTTTGTTTGCTCTTTCGAATGCTAGGTTGTCTTTATTGTCACCCTCACCACCGTATCTGTCTTCTCTTCCATCCCATTGAAGATTGTTATGTGAAGCACAATATTGGCCAGGAGCAATCACTTCTGTAGAATTTGGTATTTCATCAATTGGGCCTGGATGTCTTATAAAATGTAAAAACATGTGGTATGAGTATTCTCCTACAAAATAATCTCTCCAATGAGGACAATTTGGCCCTTGATATAACATGACATCGCCTGGATGTAGTATAACCTTTGTACCAGTCCTGTCTTTATGACGTGGTGCTTGTGTTAACTCAAACATCTCTTCATGACCCATCTCCTCTCCAAGATAGTTCTTATCATTCTGAATCCATATTGACCATGGTGTCCCATCATCGGATGAATAGTCCAAACAAAGAGTAGCACTAATCTCACATGATGGTCTATCCATGTGTGATTTTAGATATGCACCTCGTTCATACTTTCTACTGTATGCATAGGTTTCTTTTAAATCGAAATCTAATACTGGTTTTAGGTTCTCCCATAACCATCTATGCAATGCTACTGCAGGCGGAAATGAGTAAGCAGCAACTGACTTACCCAGTGATGTTGTAGGTGACTCAAATATGATGTCGCCTTCTCTTTTGAGTACTGAGTCTTCTTGTCCTTCGATAGTCTTCCACGTGTCCATTGTCATATCAATGATATCTTGTGGTATAAAATCTCTAAGAATCAGATATCTATTCTCAATGAATGACATGGTCTCTTCATTGGTGTGACCAAAAACGTATTTTCCGTCACCTTCATGTTCAAGTGACCTAATTCTTACTGTCTTATCTTCATCAGACACATATTGACGATTACTTCTATATCGCACATGCTTCGCAGTCTTCATCATCTCCCTCATAATTCGTTTGTTGCAATGGTTCGTCTGTGACAACGTCTTCAGTCTTACCATCCATAGTGTTTTGATAATAGGATGTCTTCCAACCATACTTGTATGTGGTTAGAAAATCCCTCGCCATTACTGATACAGGAACTTCATTGTTAGGGTAGTTCTCGGGGTTGTATGACCAGTTACCACTAATACCTTGGTCAAAGAATTTCTGCATCACTGCTACGATATTTATATATCCAGTGTTATCTGGCATATCCCATAGTAATGTATAAGAATTCTTTAAGTGTGTATATTGTGGTACCACTTGTTTCAATGTACCCTTTTTACTCTTCTTAACACTCAGATAATCTCTAGGTGGTTCTACACCATTTGTTGCATTTGATACAACACTTGATGATTCACTTGGCATCTGTGCAGTTAGTGTAGAGTGTCTAAGACCATATTCTTTGATGTCACCCCTCAATGTTTCCCAATCATGGTTTAACACATTTGGTGTCAATTCATCAACTTCCTTTTTGTAAGTGTCGATGGGTAGAATACCATCTGAATACTTTGTCCCACCAAAACCTAAACAAGCACCTTTCTCTTTTGCAATAGTGTTGGATGCTTTGAGTAAATAGTATTGGAATGACTCTGTAAGTTCGTGTACTAATTTAAGTGCATCGGGGTCGCCATACTTGACTTTGTTCTTCGCAAGGAAGTGTGCAAGTCCAATATAACCAATCCCCAATGACCTACGGGCGATAGTAGATGCTCGAGCTGCTTCTACTGGATACTCTTGGTGGTCTATCAGTTCTTCAAGTCCTCTCACTGCGAGGTCACACAAGTTCTCCATTTCGTCCGATTTTACAATTCCCACATTAATAGCACTCAGTATACACAATGCGATTTCACCCTTACCATCAATATGTTGGATTGGGTCTGTCGGTAGTGTAATCTCTTGACATAAGTTACTCATGTTAACTTTGTCTTTAAAACTACTATGTGTATTACAGTGGTCTATATTCATAATATAGATTCTACCAGTCTCTGCTCTTTCTTTTAACAAATCAGTAATTAGTTCCCTTGCACTCACCTTAATCTTATTGACGGATGTAGCACGTTCGTATTTCTCATAGAGTTCATCGAACTCGGGTGTTCCGAATGCTTCATAGAGCCCAGGAGCTTCATGGGGTGAGAACAATGTGATGTCGTCATTCTTTAAAAATCTCTTATAGAATAACTCTGATAACTGAATAGAATAATCTAACTTTCTGACTCTGTTATCTTCTGTACCCTTGTTGTTCTTGAGTACAAGAATGTCTTGTATCTCTTGGTGCCAGATAGGGAAATGAACTGTTGCACTTCCTCCCCTTACTCCGTTTTGGGTGCAACATCTAACAGTTGATTCAAATTTTTTAAGGAATGGGATGACGCCCGTATGCTGGACTTCGCCTCCTCTAATCCTTGAACCAATTCCTCTAATTCTTCCTGCGTTAATACCGATTCCGGCACGTTGAGCAACGTATTTTCCAATGGCCATATCACTTGAGAAGATACTGTCGAGAGTGTCGTCTGTGTCGACAAGCACACACGAAGCAAATTGTCGTAAAGGAGTTCTAACTCCTGCCATGATAGGGGTGGGGATGTTGATTTTGAATGTTGAGATTGCATCGTAGTATTTTTTGACATAGTCTAACCTTTTGTCTTTATCATAGTTTTGGAACAGTGTCATGGATATTAACATATACATGAACTGTGGGGTTTCATAGACCAAATTTGCTGACCTATCTTGTACCAAATACTTGTCTACTATTTGTTGTAGACCAGCATAGGTAAAGTCTGTATCTCTTCCATGTTTAATGAAAGAATCAATCCTGTTGATTTCTTCGGTAGAATATGAGTTGATGATAGCATCATCATACACACCAAAGTCTATATTTCTATGTATGATTTCACCCAGTGGTGGATATATCTCTGAATCTTTCCACTTGGTATTGAACACTTGTTTTTGAATTGCAAATAGTAGTAACCTAGCTGCAACAAATTGATAATTGGGATTCTCTAGTGTAATTAAGTCACTTGCACTTTTCACTAGAATCTTTTGAATTTCTTTTGTGGTGATACCGTCAAAGAACTGGAGTCCACTATTCATTTCAACCAATGATTCTGATACACCTGTAATACCTCTGCATGATTTTTCTACCATACGATGAATCTTGTCTAGGTTGATGTCCGATTTCGAACCATCTGATTTTAATACTTTTATCATAGCATTCATATTCTCTTGTACTCCTTTAGTTTCAGTTTTGCAGTGAGACCTTCGGTTGTACAGTTATCTATAATTGACACAATGTCTTCGCTTGTCATTCCACTCATTATCATATTGTTTATATCTTTCAATCCTTCTACTCTCTTATCATTCCAAATACACACACGGTAACCTTCATCGATTACCTCATCAATTTTCTTTAGAATTTCTTTGTTTCGTGGTTCATTGTCATAAATTATTATTGCGTTGTCTTTTATAGCATTGTCGATTTTTTTAAAGTCACTACCACCGACAGCAATACTGTTTGGTAGGAATAAACTGTCTAGTGGCCCTTCTGTAACATAGATAGTTTTAGTCATATTCACTTTATCAATATTGAAGATGAGTGAATCGTCATCTCGGAATCTCATTGTTAGATATCTCAACGGTGAGTCATCGATTGCTCTCCCACTAACACCAACAAGTTCCCCATTCTTGATGAATGGCAATACAATTCTAGGATTATTTCCTAGAGGTCGTGTTTTATATTTATCTGACAAGAACGATAGACTTTGTGCAGATTCAACAAACCACAACTCTTTTTGTGACTCTACTGGAATTTTTCTGTTGTCTAGGTACTTCCTTGCGACTTTACTTTCAATCGCTGGTTTCGCTATAAACTTCAAGTTCTCAATGGTCATTTTTGTTGCATCTGTATTTAGACTTTCAGTAGTCTTGGGTTTAAACTTGAATGCATTCGATGATGGCATTCTTTGATTGACATTCTTCTTACCATGTTTCTCTTGTAGAAGTTCTTTAACATACTCCTTGTATTGTACAGGAAAATGGTCTTTCAAAAATGTCATTGATGATGTGGATTTACCACAGTTATGACACTTATATATGAATGATTGGTCGACTAAAAAATGATATGCTCGTGCTTTGTAGCGATTCTTTTGGGAATCACCACAATAAAGACATCTGTGATTTAATGTACTGTCTCCCTTCCATTTACAAACCTCAAGATGAGGTGTAACTGTAGAGAGGTACTTTCGCTCTAACCATAACATACACTCAGTATATCACTGAATGTATGTTATTTCAAGTGGATTTTGGGAATTATCCGGCGTCTATTAGTGCTTGAATTTCAGCGATTTGAGCAGCGTTTGTTGTGACTGAACCATCGTATGCGACCTTTTTTGGGTCGTCTGATTCTAAGTCTGCATAACCTTCGGGTTGAACAGGCACTCCATCTCCTGTCTCAAACCATGCTTTCCTTTCTGCTAGGTTGTCAATCGTTGGGATTGGCGATAATGGTTCTGGCATGTTAATCTCCTAAATTAATGTTACTATCTATTTAGTAAATACTAGTCTTCTTGGACTGCAAATTTACCTTCTTTCTCTGCTTCTTTTCTAGCAATTTCCGCAAGTACTTCAAGTTCTGCCTCTAAAGATGCAATTTGTCTTTCGTTAGTTGCGAGTGAAGTTTCGTATGATTGCACCGCCTCTTCTGTTGCATCCTTTCCATTGAACCCTTCGGGTGCCACTGGTTTTCCATCACCTT